TTGTATCACTTTTAGTTCGACTTATTTTGTTGGGGTGGGCTACAGCAATGTTAAGCCTTTCATACTTGGATTTGTCTAAATTAGGAATACCACAACAAAAAATTGATCCCACATTTATAGCTTCAGTTTTTGTAGGTCTTGCAAGTAGTTTTGGTGCTTCAATAACTCAAAAAGGCAAGGAAAACGGAGCAAAAGGAGCTAAAAGTACAAAAGCTGAGTTACAAGAATTGTTAGGTAGTACACAGTTAGTTAGAATAGATACACCTATAAAGTTAATAGTAGATCCCGACAATACGAAAAAATGAAAAAACTATTACTACTAAGTTTGTTTTTAGTTGCACCTTGTTACGCAAACGGAGTACCAACTTGGAGTACTGGCTCTAGCAACCGCACAGAGAATACTACTCAGACAATAACCAGATCAATAGTTACTCAGAAATATGGGTCTGCTCTGGAAACTTGGGAAGCTTCAAATATTGCTGTTACAAGTGCTTCTAGCGGAGGAATAACAGCCACAGATGCAATTTTCACTCCTAATACTGCTACTGATGATTGGTCATTAAGTGTGACTACTAGAGCATCAGGAACCAAAATAGAAGAAATTACACAGAATGATACGATTACGACTACTAGCGTTATCACTTCTTTGTCTGTCTTTAGTCAGTAATAAAGCAAGAGCCGAAGGCGATACAAACGTACAGGCACAACCAAATGCGATTGGTAATTCTAGTATTATCAATCAGAATATGAATGTTAATAATGGAATGACAGGTAAGTTACAGTTTGGAAATTTAGTATGTAGCCAACCAACTATGGCATTTACACCTTTCTATACAGGTAATGATGCAAGAAACCCTAATCCAGAAGGTGCTACATATAGCGTTAACCAAGGTTGGGGTTTTCAGATGAGTTTTATGATACCGCTAGGAACTAATAATGATACGTGTTCTGAATTAGCAAAAGTAAAGCTAGACCTAGCCAAAGAAGAACTAGACAAGCAAGTCCATGATAAGCAGCTAGTTCGTATTTTGAAGTGCGGACAGCTTCACGCATCAGGCTACATGATAAACCCTGCTTCTAAGTTCGCATACATCTGCAATGATGTAATCAATATACGAAGTTATGTAAAAGCTAACTCTGAAAAATTTAAGTAGCTAGTTTAGACACCACATAGTACAGGTATGTGAACTCTAGCTACCTTTGTTATTATCCATCTTTTCTTTTACACTTGCGACTTCTTTTTTAAGAACTTTAGTAAAGATTTTCTTAAATGTTTTCTTGATAAAAGCTAATACTGATTGCATAGCTATACCACCAACCACACTAGCAACTGACGCTGTACCTGCTGCTATTACACTAGAAGCAATAACTTCTGGTGCAGGTATAGGCATTTCACCATAAAAAGGTATAGTAAAGGTAGCTATAGCTTCTTCACTTGATAAAGTTTCTTTGGTTTCTGGCAGGTTTTTCGGTATTGATTCTGGTGTTACTTGCAACCCTTCCTCCGTTGCAGATTCTTTTTCTTCTTCGACAGAAGCTTCCTGACCTCCCAAACCCGACTCTACCTGTTCCAGACTTGGAAGAAGTACAGGGTCTAGATATGGAATCTCTGCCACAGGTGGATAAAAAATTGTTTTAGGTGGTACAAGAATATAATCTGTATCAGGCAGATTAATTTCTGGTATGTCCACTTAAGTTTTCATAATAAAACAAAGTGCATAGAAAGGAGGTATTATATCAGCAGTATGTGTGTGGTCAGTTTTTTGAACCCCTAATTGGTATTGGTTAACTGCTGTCCATATATATGCACCACCAGCAGAGTTACCTATACTTGTTGTAGTTGAATTTGAACCACCTGTTTGTAATAATGATCCGGTTACATTAGTTTTTGCAGTACCGCTATCATCTTGTTTTGCACCAACTATAAATTTATCTCTTAAATCTGGAGTACTATTATTTCCATCACATAATACCCACCCACTAGGAATAGATGCAACTGTACTATTCCACATAATAATCATGCCAGTTACAAATGAAGATGGTATTGATATTGTTTCAAATGTAGGATCTGCTCCGTTGTTTGCACGAAGAAACTTACCATCATTTGATGATGTGCCATGTTCTAGTTTGGCTAAAGATATAGAATTATCTGCAAGTTTAGATCCAGCTATATCTGCTGTTGCTGTAATGTGACTATTATCAATTTCTGCTGCTATCTTTACTCCTGTAACTGCGTCATTAGCAATTTTAGCTGTTGTAACTGAATTGTTTTCTAAACTTATTTTAGCTGTGTTCGCTGCTATAGCTGTGTTAATCGAGTTGGCTAACTTATCTGCTGTTACCGCATCATCAGCTAATTTAGATTCAGTTATACTTCCATCTGCTACAGCACCAGCAATTTTTAATTGACCAGCCATACTGCTATGACTACTGCATTGGTAGTACAACAAATCAGGTGCATCATGCGGTACTGTAAATACTATCTCCGTACCACCTGCACCACCATTATTTGTTACTCCTGTGTTGTAAGCGTCATTTGTACCACCATTAGCAATACTGGTTTTTATATAGAAAGGGTGTGCGCCACTACTATTTCTGTTTTCAAAAACATAAGTATGACCTCTGCTAAGAGTTAACGTAGGGTCATTTACTGCACCTGTAAGACCTTTACCTGTAAATGTATAGTGATCTGTACCACTAGCACCTAAGACATATCTTAGTGTGTCCTCTATAAGTCTTGATGAAACTTGTGTTAAAGGCATTACGCTGCTACCTCCTTTGCTGTAATAAAGGTAGGAAGAGAAACAAAATTATTATAGTTATCTGAGTTTCCACCTCCGATACAAGCAGGTGTACCTTGTACTACATAAATTCTTAACTTATATTCAACTGCATCTGTTGTGTTAGGACTGTCAAGAAATTCACAACCAAAGTGTCTTGATACATTATGACTTAAACCTCCACCACTTCTTAAAGTTGCGTTCATTGTTGCTCTAGTTGTGCTACCTCGACTATCACCAATAGCTATATCTCCATTAACACTTCCACTACCAATAGTTCTTGCTAAAAATAAAGAAGCAAAAGAATCATTGTTACCATTACCATATTCTCCAAAACAACTTACGAGTATTTTATTAGAGCTTGAAGATGGTGTGATAGTAACACTAACACCAGTAACATCTACAACTGATCCCGTAGTCGTTGTTGAAAAAAAACTTGTTTTAACTGTTTGTTTAACTTGAAGAATTTTACCAACACCTCCGTTTGGAAATGAAGGTTTACCTGCACTATCTATTGTCATAGCATCACTAGATGCTGCGGTGCTTCTTATTGCGTTGGTAACTAATCTACTCATGGTTTAGGATATTTGTCCTTTGTAGCTTTGATTGCAGTAGCCCAAGTGCCTGTTGCATCTAACTTACCAGCCAACATATCTTTGTAAATCATATCTAACTGATCTCCTATTGTTGGATAAATAGCTATAAATGTACCATCAGCACCAGTTCTTTTTAACTTGTATGCTACAAGTGCTGCTGCGTCATCTAACGCTTTTCTAGCTGCTGCCACTTTTGCATCATCAATACTAATTTTTGATCCGTCTGCTGCGAAAGCACCAGCAGAATCATCTATAGAAACAACAGGTTTTGCTTCTGATTTGTAAGCTTCGTAAATAGCTTCGTGATCTAAGGCCATAATAGTTTTTCCTTTAATTATAGTAGATAGCCATTACGCTGCCACCTCCATAACTACTATATTTGACACCCCTTTGTAGTGTGTCTGTCCTGTGTTACCACTTCCAGCAGCGTTTACAAAAATTGTACCTGCACCATTTTCAGCACCTACTTGAAGTTTATAAGTGTATGTACCTGCACTAAGATTTTCGTCTAAAAAACAACCAGAAACAGGTGTAGCTTGTGAAGTTTGTTGCACCGCCAAAGACGGAAAAATAGCTTGCTCTGTGCTTGAACCATCAGCAGCAGCATCATTAATTACTGTTGAACCTCGCACTAATCTAAAAGAACCTCTTTGGTTAACATCTCCACCAGTACTTAAACTACTCTGAAAAAGTATTAATACGTCATTTGAACCTGAACCAGTAAGTGTTATTGAAACACTTAAACCAGTAATATCGGAAAAGTTACCACTTGAAGCTGAAACACTAAATCCGTTATCTTTATGGACACTTTTAACTTGAAGAATTTTACCTACAGACGAGTTAGTAGTAAGAATAGTTCCATCACCATCACTAGGTAACTTAAGAGTACGATCAGATGCAGGGTTACTATCGGGTGCAGCTATTATTACACCATTACCACCGCTATGTAATAACTTAATCTGACTCATGCTGCTACCTCCTCAACTGTAATGCTTGAAGCTGCTCTAACTCGATCATCAGAGTCATTATCTTCATAAGATCTGTTTAACCAACAATTATCACCAGACCCACCAAAAGTATGACACCATTGGACTTTATATGTAGTTGCAGAGGTAGTAGAAGGTGAATCTAAAAATATTGCTGTTTCAGATTGCATATCATATCTAGCTTGATCCATTAAACGCATACTACCTGTTCCTTGTGTTCTATTACTAGCGGAGTCACCTATGTAAATTGCAGTACTATCTCTCATTAACCTATAAGCTACATTCCTATTTTGGTTAGCACTAAGACGCATATCAACTATAACTAAAATTTTATTGCTGCTTGAAGAAGGTGTAATTGATACACTCATTCCAGATATATCTACAAAACTATTAAGAGAAGTTGTGCTTGTTGTATCTGTTTTGATTGTCTGTTTTACTTGAAGAATTTTACCACCAACACCACTTGCTAAATCCGCAGCTTGTATTATTCCATCTGGCAAACCACCTGCCGATATACCTGTTATTGTTCCTGACCCATTTAATACTATTGGCATAATTTTTACCCCCTAGACAATAACATAGCGTGAACCTGACGGAATGTTAACAGTTACATTATTAGCTATTGTGATAGGACCAGCACTAATTCCTGACTTACCTGAAGTCATAGTGTAATTATTTGAAATTGTTTGCGAGTTTTCTGTAACGCAACCATCTGCTTTTTGTGATGAAACTCCTGTTAAAGCAGATCCATCAATAGCTGGTAATGCACCTTGTAAATTAGCTGCTGTTAAATTAGTTAAATTGTTAGCACTAAGAGCTGGTAATGCACCAGTAATATTTGCAGCAGGAATATTAGTTAAATTAGCTGCTGAAATAGCAGGTAAAGTTCCTGTAATATTAGCTGCTGGTAAATTAGTTAGGTTTGCTCCTGATACTGCTGGTAAAGTTGCAGGGAATCTAGCATCAGGTACAGTTCCAGACGTTAAATTAGATGCACTTAAAGCGGTTAAATCTATTGTTTCAAAACTTGGGTCAGCACCATTATTAGCTCTTAAAAATTTGCCATCATTGCTAGACGTACCATGTTCTAATTTTGCAAGTGTTATAGCTTCATCTTGTATTTTTTGAGTTGATACAGAATTGTTTTGTAGGATTGCTGTTGTTACTGTGTTGTTACTTGGAGTTCCAATATTCACAGTAGAACCCATTACTACTGCGTGATAGCTTGCACCAATAGCAGGTGCAGCAGCTAACTTAACTGTACTGCCATCTAACGCAAAACCTTCTGTAGGTGTAGATGTACCAGCATTAGGTTTTTGTATTACACCTTCTATAATTAATAATATTTGTTGCACGTTTGTAGGTGCATCACTAATGGTAAAATTTTGTGTACTGCCATCAAACGCAGGGCTAAGTGTAGATATAAAAAAGTTACCTATACTTTGTACTTCTTCCCAAGCACTATTTGTGCCGTTATATACAAGCATTTTACCTGTGCTTGTATTAAAGAATAAATCTCCGTTATCTAAGCTAGTTGTTGGATTACTAGAACCAACTCTATACCTGTTAGCAAAATCATTTATATCTCCACTAAGACTTACAAGGTCATCTTCTTTTAAAGTTGCTTTGTGGTATGTATAGTTTTGACCTGCACCTGTAGAAACAACAAGAAATCTAATACCTGCTGCAACACTAGCTCCACGAAAGTTTGTAGCAATACCAGATATATTTACTGTTGTACCACCTACTGTTTGACCAGATGCAGTACCAGTACTGCTAACTGCTAGACCACCTGCATCTGCAATACTTATAACTACACCTGATTGTGGTTGAGTATTAGGAAAAGAACTTTCATTTGCAATAGCTTCTAAACCACCAATAGGTGCTAACTGTGCAGCTACATAATCTACGATTGCACCACTTGTAGGAAACTTAGTATCGTCATCAGTTATAGTTGTTGCCTTCTGTAAACCATCTAACTGGTTAAGGTCTGCTATATCAGATGTCAAAGCTGTACTGTCAGCTAATTTAGAAGCTGTACCAGATTGCATACCTGCTAAAGTTTTTAGTTCTGCATCTGCAATTTTGGCATTTGTCACAGCGTCATCTACCAGTTCACTTGTATCAACTGAGTTTGCTGCAAGATGACTAGCATCAAGAGGACTACCTGCTATAAGACTTTTAATTTCTGATACTGTTTGATCTGCTGTAGCACCTGCTTCTATTCCATTTAACTTACTGTGGTCATTGTCAGTAAACACATTGCTATCACTAGCTGCTTCTACTGCTGCTCTTATCTCTGCATTGGTTTGATCTCCTGTAGCACCTGCTTCTATGCCATTTAATTTTGATAGTAAAGCATCAGTAAATGCGTTTGTATCAGAATTATTTTCATAAGCAGTTTTTATTTCTGCATCTGTTTGATCTGCTGTAGCACCTTCTTCAATACCACCTAATTTATCTGTAATTTCTTGTTGAGCAAATAATATTTGGTCGCTATTATTATCAAGGTCTGTTTCTGTTAAAACACTACCATCAGCAAAGTCTACTTTCTTTGCACTTATATTTGTATCTCTCTGAAATTTTATATTAGCAGTACCAGAAGGAGGTATATTACCAGAAGTAAAAGTAACTGATGAACCACTAATATTGTAGTGTGTGCCTAGTGTTTTAAGAACACCACCAACTGTTACATCAACTTCTGTATTTTCTAAGAAAGAAAAAGATATAGCAAAAGTGGCTGTACTACCATTTCCATTATGGGTTTGTGAGGTAGCTGTTGTGTTAGTAGCCATAGTTTAAAAGAATCCTAAATTAAGGTCATTCATTTGTTGTTTTAATTTCTCATAATAATCTTTTTTTAGATTATCTTTTGCTTTGATTCTATCAGAAAATCCTTTCTCGCCCATATACTTATTAGTATATTCAATAATCCCTTTTGTAATAAAACTATTATTAATAGTATTCATTTCTGTAAATATAAAGTCTGCTGAAGTTTGTCCTTCTCTTGATTTTAAACCATATTGTTCAATCATACCTTCGTGATATTTAAAAAATTTACTATCTATAAAATCATTAATAGCATCATTTAGAGTTAAATTTTTACCAGCTTTTTTAAGGGTTGTCGTATTAATAATTCGTTTTAAATTGGAATACTCAAACTTGTCTAATTTTTTTGGTACAAAATTCTTACTACCAACACCTTTAAATTTTGATCCTCTTATAACTTCTGGTGGTTCTGGTAATAATCTTCCTATTAACTTTGTAGCCATATAATACTTATGATTTTTACTTGAACTATGTCTGCCATTTGATATTAAATCAAGACCATCTTTTTGAGGATAAGTTATGACTTCTCCTGTAACGTGTTCAACTTGTGCTGGTAATAATCCACCAACATTATTAGGTACATATTCTTTTGCTTTGCTAAGAATATTATCTAATGCTTGATATGCAGTTTCAGCCCTATTGAAGTCTTCATCACTAAAATCAAAACTACCATCTTCAAGAGTTGGTTCGTAAGCTGTATCACCTGCTCTTGTTTTTGTATCAGGTTTCATAAACCATTTAAGTTGGCTATAGTCACCTTTTGATTCTGCTAATTGTCTTGCTTCTTCTTCAGTAAATCCTAGTTCTGTTAAAAGATCTGCTGGAAAGCGGTGTAATCTACTTAAGAAACTTGAATATGGTATTGATCTACCTGCACCTTGTCTTCCTATATAATCTAAAAGTTTTTTCTTTCTATAATCTACACCATCTTCGGGATCTTCATTTTTTCCAATTTCGGGTACTGCTGAAAATAACTTAATTGTTTCATCAATCTGTTGAGTATAACTTCTGTTAAATACGTTTCTACCAATAGTTGCAGCAAAACCAGTACAAAAATCTCCAAATTCCTTATCTTTAACAAAAGGACCACATTCAGCAAAATCAGCAAAAATTCGTACAAAAGAAACTATTGGATCAGGTAAATTTTCATAAGTTTTATATGTATAAACTGGTTGACCATTCTTATAGATTGGTTCACCATCTTCGTCATATTGTAAAAAATATCTGCTGTATGGCCTCCAACCATCTTTATACATAGAGATCCACATGGCAGCACCTTCTTTTGTTCTAAAATTAGGACCACCACCTGTTATACCAAACTTCTTTGGTTCGCTATCTAAATCATAATCAGGAAATAAATGATCTTTAAATGTAGCACCTGCAAGAATCATGCCAAAAGCATATCCCATTCTTATTTGACCTATTGCATTTGCTCTTACTAAAGGATCAGGACTCATTAAATCTGCTTTTATTTCTGGTAAGAAAAAAGCATTTAAAGGATTTATATTTTGATATTTACCACCAAAGAAAGGAACTTGATTTGGTAATCTACGAACTACAGGAGTATTTATAACAGGAGTATATCTCATAACTTCTTTAATAATATTTGTAGGAGTTCTTGTAAATGTAAAGAAAAATCTAGCTACAGGATTTTGTACTGATAAATTATTAACCCAAGAAGCACCTTTACCAAAAATATCTTCTGTTCTTATATCTTGAGTAAAAGTAATTTGTTTACCAAATTCTTTTGATTGCATTAATATTCTTTGTGTTACTGGATCAGGAGTAAAAACTTGTTGACCATCTACTGTTTCTATTCTGCCTACATCACCTTTTGAATTTTTTAAAAAATAACTAATAATACCATCAACATGACCTTTAATATATTTGTTTAGTTCATCTCCTGATTTACCTAATTTAGCACCTTCTATAGTGGCTTCATACGTTGCTGCTGCTATGATGTTTGGTGCTTGTACTAAAGCATCTGTAGCTGTCATTAAACGACTAGGTAGTCTTATAAACTTTCCAAACTTGTCATAAGCTTTTAAAGGAAAGAAATTACTGTCAGAAGAAATCATATATCTTTGACTTGTTTCTCCTTTAATATTTCCTAAATTAATAAAATTATCTTCCATATCCCAAGACCTTTTCCATGTTTGCAAAGCAAAATCAAAGTTTTGGAATAGTGCAAATAGATGTTTTTTAGCTGCTGTAAGCTCTAAATCATTTGAAGCACCACTAAAATTATTAAAAGCTTTTAAAAATGTTTGTGCGATACCAGAATATAAATTAATTTTTTGTGTAGTAGGACTTGAAAGTAAAGCGTTGATACCAATTTCATTGTATGTTCTGGCAACTTTATCAACAAACTTGCCAACCTGTATTGCATCTGTATTTTTTATAGCAACCATTTTTTCTACACTACCTGCTGCTCCATCTAGATCAGTTGTCAATTTAACTAATTCAGAATAATCATCTGTTTCTGTTGCTTGTTTTAAAGCATCTTTTAAATCTGTTCTAAGTTTTTCATTCTGTAAAAGACTTTCATTTATATCCATTTCTATGTCAGGTTGTTTTGCTGTCAAAGCCGACTTTTCTGCTGCTGTAAGATTCATTACTTCATCAACAGTTTTACCTTCAATACCAGACTCAGGCTTCATACCAAAAGATTTTAATGTTCTAGCAGTTTGTGTTCTAAGTGGTATGCCAAGTTTTAACCATTCTTCTACACCTAATAATGATTCTGTTAGTTCATCTATAGATTGATCTATTAATCCTGTATCTTTTGTCTTTATTGCATCTATTAACTTTTTATTTACATTGGCAACTTCCTCTGTTTGTAATGTAATCGTTTGAGCTATTGCATAGTTTAAAGAATCACTAGGAACTAAGTTATACAACTTTGAATATGCTTGACCATATTCCTTAATAAATTTTGTATTTTTTAATTTTATAACCCCATCATCAAACATACCTAAACCTTCTAATTTAGTTTGTTGTTGACTTTTTGAACCAGTAAAAACATCAGCATCTTTCAAAACTTTTACCATTTCCTGTATAGTCTTTTGTTGTTTTGGTTTTAAACTTTTTATAAAAGAAATTTGTTGTGGGTTTTTAGATACATCTCCTAAATCTTGTTTTTTACTATCTAATTTATTTAATGAAGTTTTTACTCCACCTGCATATTTAGCATCTGCTGGCACTTCAATAGTCAAACCTTTAGTATTACTAGGTGATGCAGTAGCACTACCAGTTTTTTCAGTAACAATACCTTTGATTTTTTTATGTATATTTGCACCATGTAGTCTTATTTCTTTTTCTGTAAAGCCTTGTGATATAAAAGCTTGCAGCATTTCTTGTTCTTTTTGTGGTGGATTTTTTTTACCAAGTCTTAAAGACCAAGCAAGCTTATCAAAATCAGATTCAAAAACTATTGAAGCACTACCATAATTAGGCTTAGTTCTTTTAAACTGATTAGGCATTACAAAAGTTCTTTCAACAGTTTGTTTTTGTTGCCCTACATTTACACCTTTACTTTCTAAATCTACTTGTTGTTTTTTTCCTACTTGATCTAAATTGTTTACAGCTTCATCAATAATCTTTTTATCTTTTTTAGTTAAAATCTTGTCTGCTTCTAGTGGTGTTTTATCTTTAATTTTTTTAAATACACCACCTAATCCATCTATAGAACCTTTAAAAGCAGTACCAAAAGCACCACCTAAACCTATACTTGCTAAATATTCATTACGACTTACATCATCTCCTAATATATCTCTGATAAAAGTTTCTCCTGTAGCAAAACCAGCACCTTGTAAAGCAGCTTTTCTTAATCCTCCTTTTCCTATTTTTGCTGTTGAACCAGCAGGTACTATTTGAAGTAAACCAGCAGCAACAGCTTCAGCTTGACTAATTTCTTTTACTCCTCTTAATTTTTGTGCTTGTATATTTGTGTAATATCCAACAGCAAATTGACCACCACCATAAGCTGCGATACCAAAAGGACCAAGCGTTAACAAAGGTGCAAGTGCAGCATCAGCACCAAGACCTACACCTACTTCAAGACCAAGACCTTTAGCTAGTCCTTTTAAGTTTTCTTTGTTATCTGCTGGTTCTGTTAAGCTACTAAATGCTTTTCTGGTTTTATTAAACTCTTCACTACTAAAATCTATTCCATCAGTTTCATTTAGATAGAAATTATTGATAGTTTCATCTGCATTATATACAGTATCAAAATCTATAAAGCTTTGATCTTCTTGAAATATGTTTTTAGGTTTGTATTGATTATTGACAACAGGTGGTTCTTCCATGTTATTTAACTGGTTAGAAATAGCTGAGTCTGTCATCTTTAAAATAATGGAGGATTACGTTTTGCATCTCTGATTATTTGCATAATCTTCTTAGCATAATCAGGATCAGTTGCAAAGACATTTGCTTGTAGCAACTTGGCTGCTTTTTCAGCAGTATCTACATTAACAGTACCCTTTCTTCCCATAAAGTCATCATTCCATTCTCTCTTATATTGAATCATCATATCTTGTAAACTATTAAAGTTTTTAAAATTATCTTGTATAGAAACAACTTCGCCATTTTCATTTTCCGTAGTATTTTGTAAGGTTGATTCACCTCTATCAGTTTCATCTTGTGTAGCTTTCAGACCTAAATAATTATTTGTAGCAGAAGGTGTTGCACCACCACTTGTTTCTAGCATTACTTGTGCTGCTGTTACTTCTGGAAACTTATGCCCTGCATCTTTCGCTAGTTTGTAAAAAACAGGAAAGTTAGCTTCAAATCTTTTTACACCACTTGGTTCTTCTGTACCTACTATTTTTATTGTCTCTTTTTCTTGTTCATCAACAGGAGCCATAGCAAGTAAACTGCCATCTGTAGCTCCTAAAGAATTAACTACATCACTTACTATTCTTTGTCCACTTTGAATTATGTTATCTGATATATTTTCTGATAGTTTTTTATTCATGTTTAAAAACGGATCTTCAACGTCAGAAAAAGTATTAGTGTTTTCATCTTGTCTATTATTGTTTCTAAGTTGAAATTCGCCTGTTTCTTTGTTTCTTTGATATATACCCCCTGCCATACCTTGTATATCGTTTTCTGGATTATTAAAAGTATATGTTTCATTAACTATTTCTACTAATTGACCTTTATAAAAACTTTTTAAATCATTTACTATTTTTGTTTTTTGTCTTTCATCTATATCCATATCAGTTATTACATCATTTATCTGTTGTTTAAAAAATCCATCTAAATCATATTTACGTTGTGCAGCTACATTACTCATTTCAAATGTTTGTGTAAGTGGATTTTTAAACGAAGAAACAACTCTATCTCCATATTTAATAAGTGCCTTAATTTCTGGGTATTGATCTATAACGCTTTTGCCTGATTGGTTTTTTATTAAATTATCTAACTCTTTATATTTTGTTTGATCTTCTTTTGTGGCAGACGTTCCAAGTGCTGACATAAAATTTATTAAATCTTGTCTTGCTCCAATCTTATTGCCTTCATATTCTCCATTAACCCAATCATTTCTAAAGTTTTGCCACCAGCCATCTACATTAAAATTTCTTAGAGAAACTTCTTTATTTATAAATTCTAATCTACCTTTGTAATCATTTTGAATACCATTTATTATTTCTGCATTTTTTCTAATTACATCTAAATCTACACTTTCAAAATTTAATTCATCTAATCTATTGTCAATATCTGCTAGTTCTGCTTGCTCTGCAAAATCTTTTTCTTGTTTATTTGCATCATTTACATCTTTATATAAATCTTTTTTTAAATTTAATATCTCATTAGTAACAAAGCTTTTTAAATCTTTTTGTACTTTTACACCTTGTTTGTTTACAGAAGGTGGACCAACTTTAATAAAACCTGCAAAGTCAATAAAATCTTCTATCTCTTTCATGGCTTCATTCATATTTAAACCTTGTTCTTTATAATCATTAAAAATTTTATATGCACTTGTTTTTAAAATATTAAACATATTTGAAGGAGATACAGTAGAAGTTAAACCAAGATTTGCCATATAATTTGTATTTTCTTGCATTTCATTTAAAGCATAATTTTCACCATCAATAAAACCATTGTTATCAATAAGATTTAGTTCAATATTCTTATCGTAGTAATCTATGCTTTTCCAACTACTTAATAACGAGTCAGCAAAACTTGTATTCATTTGGTTGATTTTTGCATCTGCTGAACTGCTTATTTGATTATCAAATACTTTTCTTAATGCAGCATTTTGTTTTGGTAAAAAGTATCTATTTAAAATTTCTGGTCTTATCCCTTTTGTATTCATTAATGATGTTCTATTAAACTCTGATAATGCGTTATCAAAAGCAGCAGAGTTTACATCATACGAAGATAAATTTGTATTTATAGTAGTTCCATCTGGTAACTGTTGAGGTATAACATAACTTTTAAAAAACTTTTCAGTATTAGCTTCAGCAGCATTGCCTAAATTAATTGCTAATTGTCTTTCTACTCCTATTCTAAAAAATTTATTGTTACCTAAAAAATCTTTTTTAGCTCTTTCTCCATCTTTATCATTAATTGCTTTTAAAGCTTTTTTTAAAGTTTCATCATCTGCTTCTAATATGTATGTTTGACCTTCTGCTATTTTTCTTTCATTACTTTGTTTTGCTTTTTGTACTATAAAATTTTGTAATACAGGATTTATGTCTGCCAAAGTTTCAGCAAGATCCATCATACTACTTTTTGGAGTAACACTTACTGGTGCGACAAAAGTATCTACTGGTCTTCTAAAACTTTGACCTGATGTACTAAGAAAACTGTTTGACATTAACTAATAGCTCCTGTTGAAATACCAGCACTAAGACCACTACCAGCAGCATTTAATAGAATTGATCCTAGTGAAGGGATTTGATTATAAGCATTAATAGTATTAGCTCTATATCTATTTCTAATACCTTGATATTCTGCTTCAGTTCCTTCTATGTCAAATAGATATTGTCTGTCCATAGATTCAATGCTTTGTCTTATCTTTTCATTGTAGTTTGCACCTTGTCTTGCTTGATCCATTACTAATAAATTTGTGGTATTACCAGCTTGTCCTTTTGCTAATAAAGCTTTAGTTGCTACTAATGTATCTATTCTTTTAGCAAATTGATCTTGTCTAGCAGCAACAGTTTCTTCTTGTTTACGTTCAGCTAAAGCTAATTGTTTATTTCTTTTAGCGTCTTCTGCTGATTTAACTCCTTGTCTTTCTATCTCAGCAGTATCTTCTGCTGCCTGTGTTGCAGCACTACGCATAGCAAGACCTTGAAATAAAGAAAGACCAACAGAAGCAGCAATAGCACACATTTAGGCAATCCTCAGAAATTCATAAAATGGTTTTTCATGTTGTCCATACTTTTCGTGATAATTTATAAAAACAAAACCGAGAGCTTCTAACCACTTTATAGCAGTATGATTCTCTGCATATACAAAATTATATAGGACTTTATAAGATTTCAACAAACTGTCTATCCATTCTCTACCTTTTCTTATTAGTTGTATTTTATATTTTTTATTTGAAAACAACTCGTCAGTACAAATCATAAATATACAACCATCTTTACGCACTCCGCATAAGCCCATAGGTTGATCCTCGTCACCAGCTATTGTTAATATTGTTTTACCAAACAAAAACGACAAGCGTAAGGCATCTTCTGGATCTTGTCCTGTCTGATATAAACCTTCAAGTCGATCCATTTGTCTCATGTTTTGACATACATAATTAAGATCAGATAACTTTGATTTTCTTAAATATCCCATTAAGTTCTTCTACTCCTCATATGAAATACTCCTTCATATTCTGCACTAGCTAACAATGTAGGCAAGAACGTATTGTTCTTTACATCTATATCTACTCTATCTGACTTGCTCATAATAGGTACTTTAAATGTACCTGTATCTAAATTAATTTGACCGATAGAAGCAGAAGCAGCACCAAGCAAACGACCAGTAAATTTATGTAAAGATGTATCTCTATTCTCAGGTGTTACTTCTACTTGAAAGAAACCAGAATCTTCATATTTAATATAAAAATGATGTATTTGCAATCGACCACTTATAAGTTCAGTAGCACCGCCACCACCTTGAGTTAATCTTTGTTGACTAAACCTATAGTGCATTTCAAAAGGTTCACCAATAATAAATTTACTATTTCTAAAGTCACCTGTGGCAGTAATAGTAGAAGTAGAACCATCAACTGCATTAGTAGTTGTTAGTGCTTGTCCTGATACAAGAGTTTTTGTATTGCCTTGAGCATCTACAAATGTGCTTGTTTCATTACTGGCAAGATACCTGCCAACTATATTCATGTTGGCTCTTAATCTATAAGGAACTGTAAATGTAGAAATACCAGTAGCAGAGTTGTAAGCAACAGATACACCGCTAGTAGCTTCAGTTACCTTGTGGTCTAAATGATATTCAAACTCTGCATTAGGTTCTCTAAAATTAGTTTCAAATGGTATTTTTTCTAGAGTTACACCATTAGCTTCTTCTATTACCAGTATCAAATCAGTACCGATAAAATCAATATTTAAAATAGACCTATTACTGTTTAATGTATAAGTAAACCAAGCGTTTAATGCTTTACTAAAACCATCTCCATATAACCATCTGTTTACATATAACTTGTTTGGATTTTCTGTACCAAGCAAAACAAGAATATCTTGGTTGTTTGATACTGCCATTTTAAAAATGCCACTTGGTATTAGTCTTGGTACATGAATAGTAGTATTCGCAGCATCTTGTATCTGTTGATTACCTGCAATAATATACTCTCTGATACCTGCAAAAGAACCTTTTTTAGTTAAGAAATAAATAGAAGAACCAGAACCTACAGGCTGTGCTGCTGCATTACTTTCAAATTCAGTTTGTACCAGTACGTTAGCGGTTGAAGGTGTAAGGTTATCTGCTGAACTTGATAACACAAATTGCGTTTGTTCTGAAAATAATATAAGTTTTTCTCCCATAGTTACTGCGTGTTTCAATATTGCAACTTTTGTATGAGATGCAGCTACGTCTATGGGTTCTGTATCTAAAACTGATATAACTGTTTCTGGGAAAAAATTAAAAAACTCTGATACTGTTGAAAGTATTACATTGTCTGCTGCAAGAAAACCAAGCCTGTTTCTAAAGAAAAATACATTATTTATTTTATTGCCAATAAAAGAAGGATCTGGTGATGATACTAAATCACCAACAACACGTTCACCCCATTTAGGTAATGTATATGTCGTACCAGATATTGTATATGTATCCCCATCTACTCTTGCAAATCTAAAATTACCATCTGCCTGACGTATAAGAACGTGTGGCATTGTGTCGTAATTAAATTTAAAAGGTATGCCAGCTTCTACTGTTTCTGACCATTGCCCTTCTTCAAAAGCATTGCCATTATTAGTTGTAAATTTAACATAATAATTATCAAAATCTGTACCTTCATCACCAACAATCTCTACTACATATCCATTAGGTGACACATTAGGAAGATCAGTAAACTGCTGTACTGTATCTTTTATAACTGTCATTTTGGTATTACCTTGAGAATCATTACCATCTATTGAAAAATTACTGCCATCATTTTTTTTAATATGTATTACAGGACCATTTCTAGCAATCGTAAAACCTGTAAGACCAGAGTTTAAACCAGCAGTAAGATCAGTAGCAACAGTTGTAGTTGAAAGAGGATCATTGCCAGTAGTGTCATCTGTTACTGTTACACCATCTACAGTTACAGAATAAGTTGTCTTAGCTGTTGCTTGATTTATAAATACTATTGCTTGTGTAATATTACTAGCACTATTTGATACTGCTGAGTCCATAGCAGGTGTAATGCTTGTATTAACAACAAACGTGAAGTCAGCAATAGTTACTGTCTTCATTACACTTCTAGGACTTGATGTGTTTAAATAGTTCGTACCATCTGGTTTATTTACTGTTAATTCATTTCCATCTAACTCAAAAACTTTTACATTGCCATTACTAAATATCGCTACATACTGCTCACTTGCATCTCTATTTATAGTTTGTATGTGTACATTGCCAAGAGTAGAACTGCCAACTGAAGCTAAAAATTGAGAACCAGACCTTTTTGTTAGACCAAGAACAGGGTTACTGTCAGCGTTGTCTTGTATATCAGCGTGGTCTGCTTGCTTCAAAGCATCAGAAGATTGCGATATACCTCTCAATAATGTAGGTATAGCTCTTGATATGACAGCCATAGTTATCTAATTAAAGCACTAGAAGGATTGTAAGTATCAAAGATACTAGTAAGAGAAGGATCTCCTCTTAGTATATTGTGATCTCCATTTGCTAAATCAGTTTCCATAAGTATTGCTCTAGCTCTTTGCTCGTCTTGCAATGTATAGGTTCTTAATGCTTGGTCACTTACAAGTCTGTCAACAAACTTTCTTGCAGCTTGTATATTCATATAGTGTCTAGCTGGTTCTGGTATTTCATCAAAATCTCTAAAGTAAACAACAGTACAAATTAAATCTTCATCAAATTCAAACTTATTATTTTGTCTATCGTATAACTTAGAACCACGTTGTATAGGGTCAATGGTTGGGTGTTGATGAATATTAGCATCTATTCTCAAAACATCTGTAGGAATATTTATTTGATTAGAACCATCTCTTGTAAGAGTTACATCAATTTCTGTATTAAAAGACCAGCCTTCTGATTGCACACTTTTATTTACTTCAGTAAGGGTTGATTGAGCAATACGAGCATCAACAGGTAGCGTGCCGACAAGACTATTTATAGGTGCTTCACCTATAGCAGCAAGCATTATATTGATACACGCAAGTTCTGTGGTTGCAGCTACAGCCATTACATACCTCCTTGTTCAATAAGTTTGTTTCTAATTTTAGCTGTTTCTTTTACGAACCTAGCTTTTTCAGCAAGCGTTGTTTTACCTGTATCGTTCATCTTTTGATTGTAGGCATCAACATAAGCTTGACCTTCTAATCCAAGAATACCTTTTTTCTTTTTATTCTTGCCAAACATAATTAGTAGCCTTTCTTTTTAATCTTAAGTGAGTCTCTCCCACCTTTCTTTTTTTTCTTCTTTGAATGATACATGGGTATAAAAAAAAGGGTATCTAATAATAAGATACCCTATAAATTGAAATTAAGAAGCAGATAGCTTAATAGTAGCTGCACATTCTGGTCTTAGGATTCCATGACCAAGAGCATACTTAGCAACCATTAATGTACCTTGATACATAATTCCGTAGTCAGAACCAGAGATCTCAGTTGTCATATCCATCAACTTAACTGTACCGACAGCCGATTTGTGGAAGACAAGACCAATAGTTTTACTATCGTCACCTGAGTAAGTGTTATTAGCACCACTTGGGTTAGAACCTACGTTACTCTGAGGTACGTTGTTTGACATCATGATTGGTATGCCAGCAACTTGTTGTACCTTACCAGAAGCAAACGAACCATTACCCTGTGGGTTGAAGTCAACGTCTACAGTTCTTGTAGCAGACTCAGCAAGTTTGTAGTACTCAGCAGGTGGTAATACACAGAAACGATCTGTTGGAGGAATGTCTCTTTCATCAAATGTCTGTGCAATGTCATAAATAGCTGCTGCTATCTCGTCACCTGTGACGTTAGCTGAAGCTGTATTACCAGAAGCAAGTGTTAATACAAGACCACCATTACCAC